CATGCTGCTTAGATTTGCAGACGTTGTCTGAAGCATTGAGGCTGTGTCTTTATAGTCTGCTGCGGAAAGGGGCTTTCTTTCCTTCTGAGCGGGCTCATTTTGACTTTCCGTCTTTATGGCCTCTTTAATCTTCTCAGTATCTTTCTTGATCTGCTCCTCGCGCTCGGCAGCTTTCTTCTGTTCCTGCTTCTGCTCTCTCTTACTGAGCTGCTTTTCAGGCTCGTCCTTCTTAGAGTCTTCCTTCTGAGCCTCAGCTTCCTTGGCTTTTGTATTCGCTTTTTCTGCTTCTTCTTTAGCCTTCTCCGCTTCTTTACTCTTCTTATAGCGTAAGTCACGAGATTTTTTCAGGTTCTTATCGTAGACTTTAAGCTTGTCCTCATCAGACATGCTTTCCCACTTAGCCCTGGCTTTTCCAGCAGCAACGCCTTCTTTTGCAAGTGTGACCCGTTCTTTTCGAGCAGCTTTTTCCGAAGCTCTTTCAGCGCGTTTATACTCACGTTCCTGATGACGTCGAGCTCTAGGGTCTCCTACGCCGTAGTGGATACGCCCAAGCGGTGTTAGAGTACCATCAGGATTCTGGTACCTTCTTAACCCGTGCTTTGCACCTTTTACCTGATAATGCATTAAAGAGTCTTCAGAAGCGCGGACCCAATTTGTTCTGATTGCGTCTTCTTCGGAGCTGTGCTTAATATAAAGCGTGTACTCGTCGTCGTGCTTCAATCTTTTAAATAGATTTGACACCGTTGAACTAATTTTCTTCACTGCGCTGTCTATTTTATTCGCGACTTTTTTGACAAAAGACGATTTAGATTCGTCTTTGCTGGATGGCTTTAAGACAAGCTTGCTAGCATTTTCTGAAGAGAGGACTTTTCCGATAGCTTTTTTCGCATTGTCTGTCTTAGGCTCTGGAGCCGGTGTAGTGTCTTCCTGATCCTTCTTCTCGTTTCTTCCAGTGATCCTGTCGATAGCTTTTTCTCTCTCGTATATCTGGTCCATTTGACGAGCGTAATCATCCGGAGTGTGACAAGATACAAGCAGTGGATCATTCACAGGGACCGAGTACGTGGGACCGTTTGCTGACTTAATGCGGTACTCGTTTCCCCATTTCACATATATGCGGCCTTTTGGCGTGAATCCATTTCCCTCTGAATTCATGACTTTTAAGCCATTGCCATTATCAAACCATGATGTTCCGTCTTCATCTTTGCCGTATCCATAGGAGCTTCCGCCAGACCGACTAGGAGCACCTGTCGCAAGTTCTTTAATCTTATCTTTAGTATTCTGCTCCATTTTTTTAGCAGCTCTAGACTTGGCAGCAGCTCTGGCATTTGATGCCTGCACGTTACTAGGCCTCTGACCGTCCCCAACCGGTCCTGTTCCTAATCCATCACCTCTCCTACGAAGGGATCCTGTTCTCCTTCCAGACGACTTGTCGCGATATCTTTCTACACCAGCTGGTGTTAATGATCCGTCTTCGTGCTGATAATTTCGGACGCCCCATTTCTGTCCGCGAATGCCATAATGCGCCAAATATCCTTCATTAGAAGGAGCTGTTTTTGTCCACATAAATTATCTCCTTCCCTTAAGATATGCTTCGCATTCTTTGTTAAATCGATCATCAAAGACACCTTCTGCGGCGAACCGAATATTATCGCGAACTCGTTCTGAGTGCATATGCTTTTCCAGATTCATCTCATTAGCAGCGTAGTTAACAACGTTCCGCACATATGTGTCTCTTATTGAACGGATGTCAACAACAGCGTTTAATGTCTCTTTTGGAATCGATGCCGCGTTGTACCCAATAACGTTCAGATAATCGCTTCCTTGTAGGTAACCGTCATATCGTTCGCTCTGAAGTTCTAGTTTCAAAGCTTTCCAGCTAGCTTCCGAATAACCGCTATATCTAGGGTCTTTTTTCATTCTGGCAATGTCTGCTTCGGCTTTCTTTTCAGCTTCATTGTGAATGTTTGTGGCCCATTTAGCGGATGCCTCTATAGTTTTACGCATCTGTTCGCCAGAGAATCTATTATCATTAAAAAAATCGTCAACCTTGACATTAGTGCTCTTAATACTTTTTACATAAGTTTCAGCATCTTCTTTGCTTTTTCTGTACCCTTTACTATTGTAAGCGCTCGACAAAGACTTTCTAAGTCTATTAGCTCCAAGTTTAGTTAAGGTTCCATCCGGATTCTGATACCGGCGGACACCCCAACGCATGCCTTTTACGCCATGATGGTATAATTCGCTCATACCACTCCTCCCGGATCTACAGCAACGTTAATACGCCACTCTAGTTCCTTAATGTTTTCTTGTAACGCGCTCATAACTGCGCCCACCTGAGGTGGATCAAATATAATGTGAACGCGCATGTCAACATAGGTCTTGACCATCTCTAACCGTAAATCGTTCTGCAGGAAGTCATCCCATTCTTCATCGTATCCGGTGATTCTGAATCCTGCCTTAGGCCCACATCCTAACTGGGTAAGCGTACTGAAAGCGGTGTTAATGGCCATAATTATGTCTGGATCGAATACTTCATAGCTTTCCGTAAGGCCACGATTCTTCTTCACAGACGCTAAAATACTGTCACTCATTCGAACGCCTCCCTATTAATCTTAAATGAAATGAATGCGTCCATAAGCGCTGCTACAGGGTCAATCTTCTCTGCGTAACGCTTCTTTAATAGTTTCCGGTTACCATTGGTGTCTTCAACTGTAATACAGTTACCCATAGCAAACTGCATTACACTTTCATCAAACAAGAGCATCCTTTCAGACGCAAGTTTCTTAAGTTCACCTAATGGAACTGACTCTGTTCTAGCACCTTGAATTACCTTCTCAATACCGAATGGACCGTTTTCTTTGGACCATCGTTCGATAAACTCTTTTGCGTTATACGGGTCAAAGCCTACGCAACGAATGTCGTACTCGCATTGAGAAATATAATTGTCAAGGTCATCATAGATAAGCATTGTATCCAAGACAGTTCCCTCCATGATGATCAGCGAGCCTTCGTTAATGAACTCGTCGTATTTAACTCTCATGGCTGCAGGGAGTCTGGATAAGGTCAGAGACGTAATATAATTTCGAGTCTTCACACCAAACTGCCCAGTCCCTAATGGGAACAAGAACGTGAAAGCACAGAAGTCGTCTCCTTGTGACAAGTCCAGTCCCAACGCGCAAGGCATACGCCAGAAATCTCTTCGCCTATGCGGTAATGTCTCTTCATAGGTAAAGAAATATGTGTAACCTTCCATTGGGATGCCGAATCTCTTAGCAAGAATATCGTTCCGCGCTGCCGGTGCATTCTCGGCTCTCTCTACGTCCAGCTGATACGTTTCATAGCTTACGGTCTTCCCAAGATTCGGGTTCGCCTTAAGCCATGCAGCTGGGTTTGCTACTTCGTCAATGCTGTCCAGACGGTAGTACCAGATCGACACGTGAGGGTTGTAATATTTACCCTTAAGGATGTCCATCAGCTCCATCTTCATGGTGTCTCCGCTACCGTTTCGCACAGTACCTTCTGAACTAGTCGCCACAATCAAATAGTTTGGCAGCTTAGACGCACCCTGTTCAATAGCACCAATAACGTCTTCCTTAATATCACCAGAAAGCCATTCGTCGACAGTTGCGATCTTACATCTGAGTCCCTGTAACTTGTTAATAGTCATGGGCCTGATCTCAAGGAGAGATCCTGTTAGGAAGTTCTCAATTCCTTTCTTTGTAGATGCAAGCTTTGTTCTGTTTGCTCGTGATCCTGTGGTGTTCTGAAGAGATCCTTCGGTAAGAAACTTGAACAACGGTCCTCTAGCTCTGACTATTGATGTGCGAATTGGGGATAAGACTTCTTCTGACTGTTTCATTGTCGGAGAAGTAGTTACCTGATGTGTTGTACTTTGATCAACATTTAAGAAGTAGCTTTGTATGCATGAAGCATACATTGACTTTGCAGCGCCTCTCGCCACAATAAGATACTGTTTATTAACAAGCCGCTGCTTTATGGACTTGTTAACATACACTACTCCACGACCATTCGGATTCGGCACAGGAACACTTCTGACAGTAAAGTAATACCATCCAAAGATCTGCTCTGCCCACAACTTGAACGAGTCTAGGAGCGTTAAATCTGCGCCGTCGGTTAAGGTAAGCTCACTCTCACAGTACTTAATGAAATGCTCTACGGCATCACTGTCATAGTAGTAGTTCGGATTTGCTATGAGTCCGTCGATTCGGTTCATCTCCATTGAGATTTCCCTGCATACTGGTATTTCTCCTCTTAGGACGGCGTCTCTGAATTGCCCGTAGTAAATCGGGACCGCCCTGTTAGAGAACACTGTTTAACCTCCATGGCGCGGTGTCATTAGGCGACCGCTCAATAACTTGTGTTTTAGGAAGTAGAGACGCGTCTCCGTAGTGAATCGCGTTGTGCGTGTCAAACGAAACGCAGATCAGATACTCTGGGTTAAGCAGATACGATGACCTATTAACAATGTCATCTGGTAGGAGCGGATTCATATGGTGAATGTAGATCCTATCAAAAATCTGACGATCGTCGATAGCCAAGTCGCACCCGTTGTCCCTTAGAATTACCTGATTGCGTACGCGTTTCCATTCCTTTGATCTGTAGAATACCTGATTGAGGTACCTGTCAAATCCAAAAGTGTCGTTGCCAACTTTACCATTGAGTTTTAGGTATTCAAACCGCTCCTCGAAAGTTGGCAGAGTGATTAGTTCACTATAAGTCCGAAGTGTCATCGTCACTTATGGGCATCTGATACTCACGCATAGCCTTAAGAGCATTTGCATACAGCTCCTCGACTCTCTGCTGTGACTTAAGTGCGCTTGTCTTTGCGGCTTTTAGTTCTAACTCCTTTTCCATAAGCTGCTTAGACATTCGCTCCGTAGACGATCCTAGCTTGAGATAGTGCGTAATAACCTGTGCACTGGCCGTTCCATTGCGTAATTGCTCCTCTGCAAGGTTCACGGCGAGGGCGATCATTTCGTTCTCTCTAGACTCAGGATCTCTAGACCGCTTTGTTCTGACAGGAGGCACTCTTTCTGGTATGTTCTGGTCTCTTTTGCCCATGTTTAGCCTCCTTTCTGTAAACTTACGACTAACATCGTTGCGGTTTCGGGACGGGTCTGTAGTACTTTGGACAGAAATCCGTGTAGTGAAAGGAGCAAATATCTACATTTGACCCTTCTCAAAGCCTACAGACCTCTCCAAAAACCGTAACTTGGGCTCAGAGAGGTGCAAAATGCCTCTAAAAATGCTCCTCCGGGGAAATTTTGAAG